TTTTACATATCCGCCTAGATCGCCTTTGGCAACGTTGGAAAAGCTAATTAACGCTTTAATCCTAAATAGCGTGACACCGAAAACATCGATTGTGTCGTCAATTAATAACTCATATTTTTTCATTTTCTTTCTCCCCTGATTTTTATTCAAGCAATTCTGGATTTTCGTAGATGTTGCCGATGACCTCTAATGATATGTGGTCGGCCAATCCGTTGAAGAATAGCGCTCTTGGTTCGTTGTGTTCTATATCGATTCCAAACATAGCCCAATTATCAAAATATCTGATAACTCCTTTACTGTCAGCAGATGGAACTTTGGTATTTTGATATTGGACAACATCTCCCTCAAAAATCTCCTTGCCATTCTTGTCTTTGAGTCCTGTTGATTGCATGAGTTCAACTTCTTCAATTTCTCACCATTACAAAGATCAAGTTTCTTTACATCTGACATGATTTTTTCGGCTTTAGACCAAGCTCTAAATTTCGGCATCGTCTGTTTTCTCCTTTTTTGCGTCCCCAAAAATGATATAGGTTGCAATAGCCATCTGAGCTAAACTCGAAAAAATTCCTACCCATTCATCAAATTCTTTTGATTTCGGCAGCCAATCTTTGGAAGCTCCAAAGTCATAATCTGCGGGCTTTTTGTCAGAAAAAATGAAATCAAGCAATCCAAGTAACGTCAATCCGTCCTCTATCATTTCCAAAAAATAATCCACACGTTCCGTAACTTCTTTTGGCAAATCTGGTTTAGGAGCCTTAATTTCCCCGTTTTCTATAGACCAGCCATAAATTGCGTCAATCATTTTGTTAAAATTATCTGTCATTTCCTTTCCCTCCTAATATTCAAACGCTGGCGTAATGCCTTTTCTAGCCATTGCCAAAGCAGCCATTTCTGCTTGCTGTTGTTCCATGTGGTACAGCTCCAAGTCTTCGTGATATTGAGCCATAAGCTCCTCTTGCATGCGCTCCAGACGCTCTTTTTTTGCACGCTTACGAGCGTCCATACGATTGCCATACCAGCCGGCTACGAATGCGATAGCGGCTACTAATGCCACTCCCATGATTTGACTTCCTAATGTTGGTTCCATGTGTTACTCCTTTATTTGAATCTTATAAGATTGTTATTTATTTTCGGTCGTTCTTTTTTAACAGATAGCGTCATACCTTTGTATTTATTGGTTAATTTTGCGAGCTCGTTTTTTACTTCTTCGATACTCTTTTTTGCCAATCTGTTTTTGTAATGAATTCCAAGCCCGAAATTATCTCGCTCCCAATCCATTATTAAGCGCATCTGCTCATAATTTTGCATTTCCCCTCCTTCGCTTGTTCGGCGCTCATTCCTCAAATTTGATACTTTCCAGCATCTCGCTGAGCGTTTCTTTTTTTGCACGATAACGGTTCCTGCTTTTCCACTTGACAAATAAGCGGAATCCTTCGTAATTGATAAAGACGATTTTGTGCGTCGGGTTATCTATGTATTTACTAAAATCAGGGTGGTCTCTCATTTCTTTCGCCCAAACTTTGGCTGTGCTGGGAGTCAAACCCTCCCACATTTGACAAAGGTGCTTGTAGTCGCCGTGAGTAGCTTTCTCATTCACGCCAACTGGCTTGTAAGTAATTTCTGCTTTTGGCATGACAATTTCTCCCTTTCTGTGATATAATTCAGTTAGTTATTTTAGCAAGCGCCTGACTTATGTTAGGTGCTTTTTTGAATTAAGCCACATCTTTTTGCTCAATCAATGGCAAAATTTCTTTTTTATTTTTAAGTAGATCATAAAGAAACAATCGTCCCTTTTGAGTCCAGTAAGTATGCATCTTGCTATAGTCTGCGTCAATTGTGTGAGTTTTTGATTGAGTATAACCTTTACCTGCGTACTTCTGATACAAAAGCCATGTACTACCTTGCTTGTATTGGACTTTAAGTTCATGCAAGAGCTTATTCAATTTCGTAGCACTCATCCCGTAATCTTTAGCGATCACTGAAATCGGTACAAGTGATTTGTTTTGCAAGACCAAGTCATAGTATGTCGCTTTTGGTTGTAGCTCTTGTATAATTTGATTCTTTTGAGCCACTTCTTCCTGCGCTTTCAAACGCAGCTGTCGTTCTTCTTTTAGCTTCTGAAGTGCTGCGATTGCCATGTCTGGATTCTCCAGTAGATCATCAATCGCGTACAAACCATGTTTACGAATAGATTTCAAGATTTCTTTGACTTTTTTCTTAAATTCTTTTGCTAATGGCTTACGTGATTGCATGAGAACTTCATAGAGTCCGTTCTCTGTTAAAAACCATACCTTTCTATTTTGACCTGAGGTAAAGATTGTTTCCCTCAGCTTTTCGTCTTCATCGACTGTGTCAATCATTATTGATGGCTTACTATGTTCAATCCACTCTGCCACATCTTTTGCGAGAAAAAGTGGTTCATCTGCTGTGCCGTACACTGTGAAGTGTTTTCCGAGAACTTCCTGCTCGTTAATAATAGTTAATTCCATCCGTTTCCTCCGTGATGTCTTTCATTTCCCCACTCTCCAATTCAATGACTTGATCAATGATGGCGTGATAGGTGCTTTGTGAGATTAAGAGTGCGACTTTAGGTTCTTCAAAGTGAACCGTATTCAATCGCTTCTCTATTGCTGCAACTCGTTCTTCTAAGGTCATGTTATTCCTTTCTAATTTAGCAACCTGAAAATTCATGTTTGTTGAACTTTATATTTAAAAAAATATGCTGGTATTTCATGAACTTCGATTTCAAGCAATTCAACCGCCCGTGCAATTTCTTCGTCTTTCCACGATACCTTGTTATTGAGTTTTAGTGAAATGCTACGCTCCGACAACTTCATTGCGTGCGCAAAGTTTGCTTGAGTACCAAATTTTTCAGTCATTCTACCTAACAATTTAGAATAATCATTACTCATAGTTTTACTCCTTTCTAGGTTCATGCTTGTTGAACCTTTGCTGTGATTTAATATTATCACGTATCATGAACTTTGTCAACAGAAAAATTCATTTTTTTTGAACTTTTTTATTGAACTTTTGTTCAAAAAGGGTTATACTAAAGAAGAAAGATAGGAGGTTGCAGGATATGAGACAGTACACTACTGCTGATAGACTAAAGCAAATAATGTCTGAAAGAAATTTAAAACAAGTTGATATTATTGAAAAATCAAAACCTTTTCAAACAAAATTAGGTGTAAAACTTGGAAAAAGTGCATTATCTCAGTACGTGAACGGGATTCAATCTCCCGACCAACATAAATTATCATTGCTTGCTATGACTCTCGATGTATCCGAAGCGTGGCTGATGGGCTATGACGTTCAAAAAGATAGGGAACAGGAAGAGTCTTCACACACTTCCTCTCCCCCAACCGACACCCCACAATTGCGATCTATTCAACGAAAAGCTAAATCTCTAAGCGTGGCAGATCAAGAAAGATTGCTGCAACTTATGGATCTAACGTTTCAAGATGTTCTAAGTGGAGGTGGTGACAACGAGCACGACCTATAGAAAACTTAGCTATAAAGAGCTGCAAAATCTAGCTTACGACTTTTTAAACGAGTACACAGATGGTCAATTACCAGTTAATCTAATCTATATTATCAATCAAATAGATAATTTGTATTTGATGAAATACTCTGCCTTTGCTAGGCAACATGGATTAGAACTGGAAGAAGTCACAAATCTTCTACAAAGTGATGATGGCGCTTTATGGTATCAAGAACCTACTGATACCTATATTTTGCTTTATAATGATACCGTAACCAGTAAAGAACGTATCCGTTTTACGATAGCCCATGAGCTAGGTCATTATGTTTTACGTCACAACGAGATAACAGATAAGACCATCATATCAAGATATAATTTGACGGACTCAGAATACAACGAGTTTGAACGTGAAGCAAACTTTTTCGGAAAGCATCTTTTGGTGCCTTTTCCAGTTCTTGGCAATTACGTGCAATTCTTTCATGCTATGGATGTACAGTTTATCCAACGTGTTTTTTGCGTTTCTTATACAGTAGCTACTTATGTTATTAAAAATTTAAAAAGCATGCAAAAAGTAGGATTGGTAAAAGTCGGGCATGATGTAGAAGAAAGGTTCGAACCTTATATAACAAAAGACAAGACCACTAGGATTTGTTATACTTGCCATTCCTCAATCTCGAGGACATTCGACTATTGCCCTATTTGCCAGTCACCACACGAAAAAGGGGAAAATGATATTTCTTTATTTTTGGAAAAAAAGGAGGCAGAAAAAGAAGAAATGAGATACTCACGAATAGAACTAGACAGCGACTACTTCCCCTATGTATGCCCACGCTGTAAAAACGAAGAAATCGACTGCTCTTATAAGTATTGTCCTATTTGCTCTGCATACTTACGCAATATATGTATCGGTCATGGACCATTTTATAACGATTCTTTTGCGCCCTATCCTTTTTTTCCGCAAGAAAGGGAGACGAGCGGGTGTGGAAAACTACTAGATGGCGCCTTTAGGTATTGTCCTGATTGTGGCGGGCTAAGCTCTTATTTCAACCAAGAGTTGCTATCATATTGGGAGCATGAACTGAACAATGGGAATTTGTTTTAACATCGAAAGATTTTTAGGATAAATAAAAAAATCCCTACATTCTCGGCCGGCAAGCTTGAATGTAGGGAAACCTTGTATAAGAAACAACCATTCAAAAGGTCGTTTTCTTGTACTCATTTTACCAAATAATGAGG